ATGACGCCCCGCGACGTGAAACCGCCAGAGAAGCGGCGCGCCTTCCTCCTCTACTATGCCCGCGTGCTTCTGCGCGAGGCCCGGAGTCGCAGGGGTCAGAATGTAGACTGGATGATCGCAGGCGCCGCCCGCGCCAGACGTGAGGCGATGACTATCCAGCCCGCCGCCAAGCAGATGGAGATGTTTTGATGAGCGAGCGGCTCCGCTTCCGTCTGGTTCAGGGCGGTATCCCGGTCGCATGGTCGGAAGGCCCAAGGGCGTATGACGAGATCATGCACTATGCTGTCGTCTATTCACAGGACGGCCCGGTGAAAATTCAGGCGCATGAGCGCGGCAAGTGGCGTCCGTGGCCACCTCGGCTGAGAAAGGAACCCACCCAATGACCCCCGACCTGATTGAGAAGATGGCGCGGGCGATTTGTGAATTGCGCATTCGCGAAATTCGGAGATTCGATCGGACGCCAGAGGAAATCGAGCGGCAGTTATCCGCCTCCGTCGATTATGCGTGGGGCGGGTGGGTTCCAGAGGCTACCACCGCCCTGTCCGTCGCGCTGGATGCGATCGGGGAGGAATGCGCGAGGGTGGCGGGTGAAGTTATTGTTCAAGCGCGGATGGGTGAGATCGACAACGATCTTCGCTCGATCTACCATATTCAGGCGGATGAAATCCGCGCCCGCATCGCTGAGCTAAAGCGCGCTTTGCCTCTCACGAAATAGCACCAACCGCCTTTGTCTCTCACGAGAGGCGGTTTCGTTGACATCAAACCGTCGCAAGCCGCTTGACCGACTCGCGCCGTTTGTTCTCTTTACGTTCTCATGGGAAAGGTAGATGACAGCGCCCTTCGTGCCGTTGCGAAAAAGCATGGGCTGACCGGGAAATATCGCGTGTGGAAAGAAGGGCGGCGCGCTTACGCTTGGGTCGAGGCCCTGAAAGGCGGCGAGATTGCGGGACGGTTCGCCAGCAACGGTCTGTGGCCAGAACAAGATGTGTTCGATTTCGTCGTGGACCTGTTGCGTGAACACATTGAGGCGAAGCCTGGCGGTGGATCAAACGTCCGCTGATGGCGACCCGCTATTGTCCCGAGCCACACGCCCCGTCATAAGCCGCATTATGCTGCATGATCTCGGCAACTGTCTCGCCCGTATCGAACCGGTTGCCATCATCATGCACCAGCCCGGCAGGCGCATTGGCGAAGCTGAGCGGCCGCGCGATCAGGCAATAGCTGTCGCTAGCAGTTTTCGGGGGTTCGGCTGTACCGCACGCACTGAGCGCGAGCAGCATCGTCATCGCGCCGGATAGCTTCCTGAGCATCTTTCGCTTTCTCCACCTTGTTGAGGACTTCGGCCTGATCGTCGGCGCGCTGCTCCGCCCGTCCTGTTTCGGTTGCCTGCGTCACCGCATGGTCCTGCGCCCGGTCGATCCAGCGGATCAGCAGGCCCACCAGCAGCGCTACCGCCAGCCCGGCCAGCACGATCCTGGCCCCCGTCGAGCCGCGCACATAATTGATAAGGGCTGCGATCATTTCGTCTGCTCCATGATGCGGTCGGCTTCCTCGCCGGTGGCCTCGACCGAGTTATCGCCAACCTTGAACTTGAACGTCCGCCGACCGAGGATCGCCGACAGGCCCAGCAGGTCGAGCGCGATCAGCGCGGCGGCGCTCTGGCCCAGCCAGAACGCATAATGATTGCGCGGGTCGATCTGGACGATCCACAGCGCCGCCGCCATGACCATGGTGAGCGGGATCGCCGCCAGCGCCATCAGCAGCAGCGCGGAGAACTGTCGCCAGTCGCGGGCCGACCAGCTCATGCGAGCGGCCCGGTGCGGTTGAGCAGCCAGCCGTACAGGAAAGCCTCCTGCGACGGGTTCTTGGCCGCGATCTCCATGTACCGCGCAGCTTGCAATGCATCGACCGCGCGGATCAGCACCCTGAGACCCGCCGCGCCGCGCTTGGCCGCATAGCCTTTCAGCGCCGCGATCGTCATCGCGCCGATCTGTCCATCCTCCGCGATATCAGGATAATCGCTTGCCTGCCGGTTGAGCGCATTGAGCGCGTGCTGAAGGAACTTCGCCGCCACCGCAGGACCCATATTGACGCCAGTATCGAAAAGCTCCTCACCCAATGCGGGCGAGACCGCCGCGACCTGATCGAAGCGAGGCTGCAACCAATAACGCTGGCGGTAGATATCTGCGGCCGTGGTACGCGGCAGCGCGCGCATGTCGCCCTTATAGCCATAGGCGCGGGCGACCTGTTCGGTTACGCCCCAGCGCGTCGGGCCGCCCCGATCCGCCGGATGATCGCTATAGCCGCCCTCGCGGCCGATCAGCTCGTCTATCTGCGTCTCAATGCTCATCATTGTCCCCCAATGAAAAAGGGCGGCCCGAAAGGACCGCCCGTTGCAAGTTGTTGTGTTGAAAATATCACATAAGGATAATTTGATGTGACAAGTCGGTGCGCTGAATTGACAGTTTCAGAACTAGCGGACTAAACACTCAGCGGGTCACAAAAATAACAGAGATTGACCAAGTTAAACGTGAGGAAATTATGAAGAAAATTGCTGTTGCCGCGCTTGCCGCGTCTGTTTTTGCTCTGCCTGCTGTTGCGCACGCTGGCGGTTACATTCAGGTTCAGGGCGGTCTCGATGCTGTCTCCGCTCTCGATGAATCCAAAGAGGGTTTCGCTTACGGCGCGGCGGTTGGCTACGATGTTCCGGTCAGCTCCAATATGTTCGTGGGCGTTGAGGGTAGCGTTGACGACAGCTCGACCAAATACTGCATCCGCAGCATCGATGTGGTGGGCGACAAAGCCTGCCTCCGCACCGGCCGCGATCTTTCGGTTGTTGCTCGCGTAGGCACCAACCTGTCCGAAGCCGGCCAGCTCTATGTTCTCGCAGGCTACACCAATGCCCGTCTGCGTTTGACCTATGATGACGGTGCGACTGGCGCCAACAATTTCGCCTATGGTGAAAATGGCGACGGCCTGCGTCTCGGCGCTGGTTACAAGCATAATTTCGGGCAGAACCTGTTCGGCAAGATCGAATATCGCTATTCCAACTATGAAAGCGACATCAGCCGTCACAATGTTCTTGCCGCAGTTGGTTTCAACTTCTAAGAACCGCGTGACTGTGTAGTACGCAGTTTCATGAAAATACCCTAGGGCCTCTCTGCTGGAGAGGCCCTTCTTGTTTCTGTGATCCGTCGCTTTTGTACAATGCGACTCGCCGCCCGATGCGGTACGCTCCCGGCGCGACCCGAAGGGAGAGCGATCTTCCTTTCACTGCCCGGCAGCCCCCACGCTGCCGGGCTTTTGCTTTCGGAATGGTACGCTTTTGGACTAATCCACAGCCCATCTCAATGATTTCAAGCACTTAGCAGCGAGCAACTACAATCGCAGACCGACTCGACAAACAGAGTGTTTGCTTTTATGCAGCCAGCGCCAGCATCGCATACATCTGCCCTATGTCCTCCGCTCCCCGCCAGTTGGGGTGGAAATAGTCGGGGTCCGGGTTCATGTATCCGCCGGCGAGTGCGTCGGCATGCTCGCCCCAGCGATCCTTGAAGTCAAACACCGGTGCGCCGCGAGACGCAGCGACCTCGCGGATGGCCGCATTGTACAAGTCCTGATTGGCGATCGAGGCAGCAGCGATAGACGTGCGCGCGGGAATGATGACGCGCGGCTTGATATTGTTCGCGATACGGCGGTCGAGCACCGATTCCATGTTCGTCCGATAGGTCGGCAGGCTTTCGATCGGACTGGCGTTATCCCGCCAATCATTTGGCCCCATCGCAATCCAATATTCGTCCCCAGCGGTCAAAATCTGTTCGGGAAAATAGAGGGGCCGGGCCAGATCGGCGCTGTTGGCGATATGCTGCATCCTCGCACCGGACGCCGAACAGTTGAGCAACTGGTACGCGGGTAGGCGGGCATTACGTGCCCAGCAGGCGACAACTTGGATCGTCCCGGAAACGCGGGCGACGGTATAGGTATTCTGACCGAGCGTTACGCCGTCGCTTTCGCCGAGTGTGATCGCGATAAAATCGGTCGGCGTCTGCTGAATGCTCACTGTCTTTGTCGCAGCGCCGCAGGTGACGGTGACCGAGCCGGTTCCTGCCACCGACCGGACCCAGACCGTGAAAGTTTGCGTCGGATCATCCGGCGTATAGGTGAAGGGGGTTGTCGTGGTGCTGTTCTGCAATATGCTCCACGTCGCCCCCGAGAAGCCGTTGTATTCCCAGCCCGCACCATTCTGGAAACGCGGATCGAATGACTGAAAAGAGGATGCGGTAGTGTAACCCATTGTTCCTGCGAAAAACTCATCCTGCGCATAGAACCCGCGCGCGCGGATGGCATCCCTCAATCGCCGGATCGGCGCGCATTTATATCCCTGCGCATTTCCGCTGGGAAACGCGGTGTTGTAACCCGCATCGATGCTTGTACCGGCGATCATGATCTTGCGCGGGCTGGCGAGGCGGTATTTCAGCGACGGCAGGCCATTACCCGCCGCCCAGCGGTCGGCTGCGCTGCGATTGAACGCGCCCGAATTGATGCTCTTGCTCATGCCCATCTCTCAATCCTCGATCTGCACATAGACGGCGCCGCTCATGATCCCGCGCACCCAGATATGATCGGCCGTGCCGGTCACCGACGCACCGGCGTGCAGCATGCCGCCATCCCCGGCGCCCGGCGCACTGGCCCCGCCGAAATAGACATAGGCCTGATAGCTGCCCTTGTACTGGACCGTGACCTGCTGGCCCGCGACGGCCTCATATCCGGCCGTGGCGGCGATATCCGACCACCCCTCGCTCAGTGCGAAATCGGGAAAGCTCTGCGCCATCCTTCACATCCTTTCTGCCAATAAAAAAAAGCGCCCACGGCGCCTCTGAAATCCTGTCTGATGCCGTGCCGCTAAGCCCGCTTCGTGGCCCTGTCGTAGAGCGCGTCGATGGCGCGGGGGCCGAGATAGGCGGCGATGCCAGCCGCCGCAGTCGCAGGTTCCGGGCCGAGGCCCGAATAGGTGGCGACGGCCTTGCCGACAAAGGCCATGCCGACGGCGACCAGCATCTCGAACGGCAGTTCCTTGCCCCAGAAATGCCGCCGCCCGGCCTGCGCCTCGCGTCCATGAAAGATCATGCGGCCTCCTATCCCGGCGATGATCCACCAGATATTCGCGCGAACGATCGCCAGCCATTCATCCCAATGCACCCTTTTCCCCCTATGCCGCTTCCAACACCGCGACCCGCGCGTGCAATTCCGCTATCTCCACCCGGTCGGCCTCGCGCTCCATGTGCAGCGACCAGTCGAGCAGCAGCCCCAGCTGATCGACGCGAAAGCCGAAGCGGTTACCCGCCTCGCGCGAAACGACCGTCCGCGTGGCGATCTGAAGCGGCTTGTCATCCTCGCCGACCAGCGCCTCGGAATAGACCGGCTCCTCCTCGTGCTCCGCGTCCCACCGGTCGAAGCACAGGAAGGCAGGCGCGGGCGGCCCCGCCCATGCCGGATCGGGCAGACCGTCGATCAGCGGCGGCGCCATCCCCTCATCCGCGACGATCGCCCACACGCGCTGCGCGCGCGCCCCGAAATGCCACCGCGCGCCATCCTCACCCTTGGCCTCGACCGCATCGCGCCACTGGTAGAAACCCAGCTCCTCGAATATCCGTGCGGCGATGCGCAGCCAGACGGCGCGGCTGTCCTCCCGAACGCCGATCCACAGCTTCTCGCGCTCGTCGGAGGTGACGGTCGGGCTGTTGACCAGATAGGTGTCCTTCCAGCGCAGCGAGGACCATCCGAGATTAAAGCCGTTGTCATAGGCGGGCAGGAGATTGGCGCGCAGGCGCGCATCATCTGCCTCGATGAGCAGCCGCACATTCGAATCAACCGCATCCCAGATATAGAAATTGCGGCCGCCGTTATTCAGAACGTCAGGCCCGATGCTCCACTTGAGCGCCCCTGCGCTATCCGTCCACTGGACGGCCTGTTGCCAGGCCGATGTGCTGGGTCCCCGCAGGGTGAGGACCGTGCAGCCGATCGCGCCAGCGACCAGCGCCTCTCCGCTTGTGGTGTACACGCCGCTGCCGTCACGCCGCAGAAAGCCTCGCGCATAGACGTTAACCGCCCCCGCGCCACGGCCGAGCACGAGGATATCGTCCTCGGCCGCATATTCCAGCGCCGGGACCGAATAGGCGAAAGGATTGGTGTCAGCCATTGCATTTTCTCCGTGCCTCGCGCGCGGCGGCCGCGCGGCAATGCTCCCGCTCGCCGGTCAGCAGCCGGACCAGAGCGTCGATGATGAATTCGCAGGCCAGTGCCCAACGCGCGCCCGCATTGGCGCGGCGGCCCACCTTGCCGCTGATCGTCTCGTCAGGATCGGGCCGAGGCCCGCCGACCAGCACATATTTCGGCCCGGCCAACAGCATGTGCGCCAGCTGGTCCGACGCGACGAACAGGCAGAGCAGCCAGCTCTTGAGGCGCGCCATCATAGCGAGGGCCACCCGCTGGCGATGTCGATCTGGAGCAGCGTCGCGGCGTCCTCCGCCGCGTCGATCGCGGCGCGCAAATCCCGCGCGCGGTCATGGGCGGCATTGACATGCGCCATCACCGCAAGGCCCACCGCGATCATCTCGTCTGCGCCGAAAGTCTGGACGCTATTGTCGAGCATCGTCCATGTCTTTGCGAATGGCGCGTCCGCCATCTTGGCGATCACGGCCGCCAGAACAGCGCCCATGATGTTGGTGCGGGCGGGGACCTCCTCCGTCTCGCAGCTGTCGACCGGTCCGAACGGCGTTGGTGCGCCGCCGTCGATCACGGCCGCACGGCGGGCCTTGATCTGACGCCACAATGCGTCGCGGATTTCCGTGACAGGAATATCCTCTAGGCCGAGGCTGAAACTCGCGGCCGAAACTTCGACAATGCCAAAACCGACCGGCAGCTTCTGAATGGCGGTCACACCAGCCTCGCCACTGCCGCGCCACCGTTCCTCTCCGCTGGCGATCTCATAGGTTATGAAATATTCGCTCACTTTTTACCCTCCACAATCGCGATCGCTGGCCGCGAAATTTGTCCGTTGGTGTTTCCCGACGTGCTTTTCCGGACGTAGAGCGAAAAGGTCTGCGCCCCCGACAGCCCACTGATCGTCGCGAAAAAGCAGAAGGGGACTCGCCTGTCGCGGTCGTCTGTGACGGTGAGCGAAGCGATCAGGTCCGTGCCACCGTCACGGAGCAGAGAGACATAGGCGGTCGTCCCCGCCACATTGTCGCCGTCGAGCCGAACGACGCCTGAGATCAAAACGAGCAGGTTGCTCGATGGCCCCGCAGGCGTGAACGTGTAGGACGCCGCCAATGTCGGGCTGTTGGTGAAAAACACGGATGTCCCCGCCACGCTGGGGAGCGATGTCACCGCATTGTCGACTATCGCGGGCGTGTCGACCTTGTCCGTCTTGATCGTCCCGTCGCTGTTGACGCCGTTATTTGCCGCATTGGCGCCGCTCTCGACCGTGGTCGAGGGCGTGGAGCCGACATTCGTGCCTGCGGGCGCGCCCAGCGAGGACACCACCACCCAGGCCGATCCGTTCCACCGGCTCAGCGTCTGGCTGCTGGCCTTGTACCAGAGGTCGCCATCGCCTTCGGGGGTAGGCGTGGCCTCCCCGACGAATGTCGTGACCTTGCCATCGGCCGTCGCCTGAGCGCCAGCGGCGGCGCTGATCGCGGCGCCGATAGCTTCGTCCTGCACCGCGACCCATGATGACCCGTCATGACGATATTGCTTGTTGCCGTCGTCGGTGTCGAACCACAGATCGCCGAGACTTCCGCCCGACGGCGCGCTCGCCTGATAGAAGCTGTCGATCTTGCCATCCGCCGTCGCCTGCGCATTGGCCGCGTCGGTCAGCGCCTGCGCGATGCTCGCCACCTGCGCGCTGGTCGCGCCGAAGGTCGCAGCCGCAGCCCAGTTCGTGCCGTTCCAGTAATCGACCTGCACCGGCGAGAGATAGGCCCGCACCAGCATGTCGCCGATATCGGTCCCGACCGGCACCGCATCGCCCGCCGAATACATGGTGAACACCACCGCCTTGCTGTCCGCAAGGTTGCTGGCATCGGTCGCCGCCTGCAATGCATCGCTGATGCGTGCATCCTCGACCGGCGTCCAGGCCATCACCAGATGGTCGCCGTCAATCGCCCATGTATCGCCGCCAAGCCCCCACAGCCCCGACCCGGCCACTCGCCGATAGGTGGCGATGACCTGCGAGCGGTCGGCGGTGGTCTGCTGCCACCAGTCATTCTCCTCGCTCTCGGCCGCGCTGGGGGCGTTGGGCTGGATGAACACGGTGCGCTTCGCGTCGATCGTCGTTTGCAGATCATCGATCAGCGCGGTGATGGCGTTGGCTGGCGCTGTGACAGGCCCCAATTCCAGCCAGTCGCCAAGCGCGGTGCCCGTCTGATAGGCGACGCGCACCAGATATTCCGCCGCGCCGTCCACTCCTGAAATGCTGTAGTGCACCTCATCATCGGACGATATGACGACTATCCCCGCCGCGCTCCATTCCAGATCGGCTGCGCGGCGATATTGTATCAGCACGCTGCCAATCGAGACTTCCGACACATCGCCGGTCAGCGCGAGATAAGGCATCCCGTTATCGTCCAGCGCCGCCGATAGCGACCAGTCCTCGATTTCCGGCGTCAACGGCACCGGCGGGGGCGTCAGGGCGAAGGCGGTGGGCGGAACCGCCGTCTGCCCCAGCGCAAAGGCATGTTTGCTTGCCGTCTCGGTTTCCGCCGTGAAGCTGATTTTCGCGGTCGAGGGATCGAGCGATACACTGGTGATGATGACCGGCTGATTGTCGAGGCCCTCGTCCGGTACATGCAGCGTGACGCAATCGCCGGTCTTCAGTCCGATGAACTTGGGCCCGGTCGTCCAACTGATCGGCCCGGCCTCGCGGCTGTTGACGATATCATAGGCGGCAAGCTGCCCCGCCTGCAAATCGCCATCGACGCCCGCCTGTCCCACCTCGGCCTGTACCAGCGGATAGTCGATCTCCTTCTGCCGGACGCCGCCGTCCATCGTCACATAGGCCGGGACGCTTACCGGCGCGGCGCTGATGATCTCCCACTCGTGCGCCTCGCTGCGATAGCGCGGGATGACCGTGTTAAACCGCTCGCGGCGCGGCTTTGTGGCCGCGACGGTCAATTCGTCGAGCAGGTCGGCACTGGTGATCGTCGCGATGGAGATGCGCGGAGCCACGGCCCGGCAGCCGATCATCGCGCCGGTCATCGTCGGCACAGCGCCGCCCGCCTGAAGCATGCGTTTCAGGATCGACCATTTGCTGTCAGTGGACCATTCGACACCGCCGCAATGCCAGCCATTAGCGTCCGCTACATTGGCCGCCTCGACGAAATCGGCCACGCGGATATTCGCGACCGGAGCGCCGATGCCCAGCACCTTCTTGCCGTTCTGCCAGCGGCCAAGGCACCATGTCAGGGCGTGCAGCGCCGGGTTGCGCGACCAGACATAGGTGCTCTCGTCGAGCGCGCGGCACGGTCCGGAGCCGCCCGGATAGGCGCTGTCGAGACGAGGATCATAGACCCGGACCCAGCGCCCGATCCACGCCGGTTCCGGCACGCCAGCGCCATAGAGCTTGCCGTCCGTATCGAAGCGCAGCGACCAGCGCGCATGGGTGATGCCGGACAGCTTATGCGCGGCCGTCAGGCCCGGAGGCGATTTGCCGCCGAACGCGAATGGCAGCGCGGTGTCCTGATAGCCGCCGAGGTGGACAGCCTGATTCATATAATCTTCGAATTTGCCGTTGGCGTTTCCGTTCGCCTTGAACGTCACGACCTCATTGTCGGCGGTGAACTTCTCGATCGCGTCGATCTGACCGCCCGCCGACAGCATAACCAGAAAGGCCAGCACGTCATGCTCCGCCTTCACCTTGAAGCCGTCATAGGTATCCGCGAAGATTCGCAGGCCCGACATGCGGGTGCGCCCGAACGCATAGGGGATACCGCTTTGCGGATTGGTGGTGAACCGTGTCGGGCTGCCTTGCGAGGTGAATTTCGGCTTGAACGCCAGCGCCGACACCGCGCCGAGCACGCCGGAAGCAAGGCCCGCATAGCCCGCGACGCTCATCGCTGTCGCCGCAGTGGCCGATCCTGCCGCAGCTGCTACCGCGCCACCGGCGGCGAGGCCGACGCCGGTCGCCGCCAGCGCGACCACGGCCACGACTGTGCCGACCGTCTTGAGCGCCTTAGCCATGGGCGATCTCCACCGGCAGGATCGACCATGCACGATCGATGTTCGCCATCGACATGATGACCGGGGTGGCATGCGCCTCGTGGAACGCCATCATATTGCCGTTTCCGACCACGATCCCTACCCCGCCGATCGGATCGTCGGAGGCGAAGGACACGAAATCGCCCATCATCGCGGCCGCAGGCGCGATCTGCGCAAAGCCGATCTGGTCGAGCAGCTCCGGCAACGTCTCGACACCCAGCGATTTGAGATATTTCGCCGCGCCGATCGCGCTCTTGTACGTCCCGGTTTTCGGTACCTTCCAGCCGAACTTGCGCGCATGGAACGCCGCGATCTTGCCGCAGTCGCAGCTACCCCAGCGGAAAGCGCGAACCTTGTATTTCTCGACCGTGAGGGTCGTGGCCTGATGGCGCTTTTCGATCGGCGTCATTGGTGGGCCAGCAAGCTGGCGCTCGCCCCCCATGCGTTCGCCATCGCATATTGCTTCCAGCCAACCTGCCCGGACGCAGCCGGAGGACGCGCGCCCCAATATAAATTCTTGTCGGTGCCGGTCATATATTCGAGGCCCTTCTCGCCGGGCCAGATCGACTGGTGCCAGCCATCCTGCGCCCGCACGCCGTCCTCGACCTCGAACAGCCGCTCGAACGCGCTCACCACCGTAAATTCGAGGCTCCGCTGCCCTTCGGAGACGGAGAGCGTCGGCACGTCGATTTCACCGAGAAATTTGATTTCCGGCTGCCCGATCGTCAGGCCGGTCGTGGGATCGATCGCGCCAACCATCACGCGGACCTCCCGGCCCTGCATCAGCGGACTGGCGAGCTGCGCGGCGGCGGAAGTGGAGGGCGGCAGCAAGGAAAGGCGGATTTCCGGTGCTTCCTCGCCGTCCGCCTCCGAAATCACATCGATGCTGTCAATCGCGCCGAAGAAATCATCCGCGCCGACATAGGTTTCGCCGTTGATCGTGAGCTGCCCCGCGCCGTCGAGCAGGCACAGGGGCGAAAGCCGCCCGCCTATGCCGCCCATGTCGATACGGATCGCGCCGAACAGCCAGACAACTGGCTGGCTGAGCGCGGCTTGCAATGCTGCGTCCAAGACGGTCCCCCAAAAAAGAAAAGGGCCGCCGGTGAGGGCGACCCTGTCAGTTTCAATGATGCTGAAATTCAGCTATTCTCGCGCTTCCGAGGCCCGGAGGCGGGATATGCGACGATCATGCGGCGCCGCGCATGGGAGCGGGTAAGGTCGGCCAGTGCGGAGGTGGACGCCCGCACCCTCGGAAACATCATTCACGCCGCCTCCACCACAGAAAAGGCCAAACCCACGAGCCGGGCAACGTCCAGTTCCCAGCTCAGCTCATCACCGGGCAGCACATTGCCCTCGATCATCGGCTTCGCGATCTCCAGCACGTCATTGACCGCAAGGTTGCTGCGCAGCATCGGGAAAATGGTCGCGGCAGCGATCACTCCGGCCCCGCTGGCGGTCGCCGCCGCAGTGAACATGTGCATGTAGCGCCGCCCGCCATGCACGATGCTGAAGAACTGGCCCTCCCGAACCTGATAGCCCGCCGCCAGCCCCTTGATCCCGATGACCGAGCCGCCCGACACCGCCGCGCTGATGAGCGGCGCGCCGGGCGTGCCGGGGTCGAAGTCCAGTAGCGGCCATTCCATCAACAGGCGGTCGAAGCGCGCCTGCAACAGCCGTGCGACGAACAGCCGCCCGGCCTCGTCGCTCAGCAGCGGCGGCATCGTCACGCGCAGGCCGAAGCGGGTTCCGACCCGGTTGATGCGCAGTTCCGGGCCGCCAAGGGACGGGGTCAGCACGCCCCCGAAATCGCGCAGGAACGGCGTCGCCCCGTTGGGCGCGGGATCGGCAGGGAGGGTGATCGCCATCAGGGTATCCGGTTCCGGCTGCGGCGGGCGAGGCTGCTCTGCGCCTGCTGCGATCCCGCCAGCGCGCCGCCGACGGCCGCCGTCTGGCCGATGCGGTTCATCTGCGCTACCAGATCGGCGGTCATCACTGCCCCGCGCAGGTCGAAATAAAATCTCCGAGGATTATCGTTACCAGCCGAGGGATGGATATAGCCAGATCGATTGGCGGTGAACAACTCCGGGCCATTTTCTCCTACGACATAGCTGCTGCCGGATCGCACTGGCCCGCCATTCGCTCGAAAACCGGAAATGCCGGTGAAATCTGTGAAGGTTGCCTTAAGGCCACTGCCGAGCAGACCCGTCTTGGCAAGCGAGCCGAAGGCATTGAAGAGGTTCGACATGATATCCAGAATGCCGCCGTTCTTGATCGACTGCGCCAGATTGCTGAGAGCATTCAGGGCTGTGTTCGCCATATCGACGAAGGACTGGCCGGTATTGTCGTTCACCGCCTGCAATTGCGCGGCGGCATCCTGTCCGGCCTTGGCGACAGAAGCATAGGCGCTTTCCAGACCGGGGACGACCAGAGCCGGATTGACTTCATCATTTGCGGCGGTGCGCGCGGCGGCGATGCGCTGCTGCTGCTTGATGATTGCCGACAGACGAACATTCGGATCAAGAGTAGTATCGGCCTGAAGGATCGCCAGCTTTTCCAGTTCCTCGCGCAGCTCCGACGCCTTGGGGTAAAGGCCATCGAGAATATCACCGATCTTGCCCGCCATGGCGCGAAAGGCTTCCGCCGCAGTCTGGGTCGCCTTCGCCGTCGGATCGACCATCAATCCTTTCAGGCGCGCCATGTTCGCGCCGATGGCGTCCACCATGTCAGGCACGTAGCTGTGACCGACCACCACGTCCCATAGCCATTTGAACTTGTCGGCAACCGACTGGATTTTTTGCTTGGCGCCTTCCCATATCTTGTCCAGCTTGCCCCCCATCCATTCGGATATGCCTGCGACCAACGCCTTCACGCCTGCTATCGCCGCATCGTAGAGGCCGCCGAGCACGCCGCGAATAGCCGTCACACCCGCCGAAATGGCGCCCTGCACATGCTGCCACGCTCCGGCGAAATCGCCGGACAGTAACGCGACCACGGCGCGGATGACTTCTGCCACGATATTGAAAACGCCGCTGACCGCGCTGGCAAAGGCCCGAAAGACGCCAGGCGCTTCGGCGCCGATCACGCTGGCAATGATCTTCCCGAAGGCTGCAATATCGCTGATTATCAGCCTGATCTGGTCCATGAACGCGCTGTTCCAGAGCGCGAGGGCAGCCTCCTTCAATGCTTCGAACATGGAAATCGCAGCCGGGCCGATGGCATCCTTGATCGCAGACCCGATATCCGAGAGGACAGGACCGATACTATCCCAATTTTTCCACGCGACCCACACCGCCGCGACCGCCGCCGCGACCGCTAAGAATGGCGGGGCAAGCGCTGCTATCACCGCCCCTATTCCTCCGGCAGCCGTCACGGCGGTGCCGATCATTGCCACCAGCGGAGCCAGAGCATTGACCACGACGCCGATGGCAACGGCAACGGGGCCGACAACCGCCGCAATGCCCGCGAGTATCAATCCCCATTTCAGGATGGTGGGGTTCACCTCGGCCAGCTTGTCCACGAAATTGCCGAGGCTGGTGACGATGCCCGTAACAAATTCCAGCAGGCCGGACTGCGCGATGGTGATCGCCAGCGTCTCGACTGCGCCCTTCAACTGCTCCATCTGCCCATTAAAGCCCTTTAGACGCTGGGCGGACTGCGCGGCCGCATCGGTTTCCGCGATCTTGGACTTGATCAGGTCGATGCCTTTTGCACCCTGATCCATCAGGCCGATGGCAGTCCTCATGGCGTCGGTGCCGAAAATAGTTTTCAGGACATTGGTTTTCGCCTGATCATTCAACCCGCCCAGCTTCGTGCGCAATTCCTCGGCGATCTCCGCCATGGAACGCATATTCCCCTGCGCGTCATAGAATTGTAGGCCATATTCCTTCATCGCCTCGATCGCCTGCTTCGAGTTTCCGGGCAGGGCGGTCAGAAAAGATTTGAAGCTCGTCCCCGCGTCCGATCCGCTGGCGAAGAGCGAGGAGGTGCTGGCGAGCACAGCATTGAAATCCTGAAAGGAAACGCCAACGCTGCCGGCAACGCCACCGGCTTGCGCGATGCCCTGCGCGAAATCCGAAAAATCCAGTTTCGATTGGTTCACCGCGCCCGTGATCTGGTTGACGGCATCAGGCAGTTGATCGGTTGTGAGCTTGAACTGCTGCATCACGTCGGTGACGGCCTGTGCCGCTGGGGACAATTCGGAACCGGCGGCGGCGGCCAGATTGACCGCAGCCGTCGCTGCACCATCGAGAATTTGGCGCGCGGAAAGGCCGTTCTTCGCCAGTTCGTCCATAGCGTCAGCAGCATCAGTCGCGCCGAAAACAGTATCCTTGCCCAACTTCAGGGCCAGGTCGTTCATGGCCTTCATCTCGGCCGCCGACCCCTCCGTCGAGATCGCGACCTTGTTCATGCTCGCTTCGAAATCTCCACCCATCTTTAGGATAGCGGCAGCAGCGCCAGCCACCGGCAAAGTGACATAGGTGGTCAGGGACTTGCCGACGCTCTCGAACTTCTGGCCGATCTTGCGGATGGAGCGCTCCGCCGCCTTCATCCGCTTCTCCGCGTCGGCCAGACCTTCCTCGAACGCGAGGGCGTCGAAACCGAGGATGTAGCGGAGATAGCCAAGAACGACACCTTGGCCTTGACCTCGAGCCATAAATCGTCTCCACGAATTTCGCCAATAACAACTGGGGGCGATATGAGGATTGTTTTACTTTTAGCGGTTGCCGGACTTGCGCTTCAGGGGTGCGCGTCGACTCAGAAGGTGTTGAGCAAAGCACCTACAGAAGTTTTCCACTCGCCGAAAAGCGCTGATGAAGTAGCATTCTGCTTGGCGAACAAGAACAATACCGCGCCGATGCCTCGTGACGATGGATCGCGTGTTGTACTCATCAAAAATGGTTACGGCGGCGTCTCTCTGGCTTTTTCTGTTTTCCCGGAAGGAACAGGAAGCCGTATCGAATACCGTAAGGAATTCGGGACTATAGGTGGCATCTGGAAGCAATGCGTCGGTATTAAAGAAGAAAAATGAGATTAAGGGGCGGCTATGTTCCGCCCCTTTTTTCATCCTGCCGCTTCTTGAACCGCCGCAGCATCGCCAGAACCGATGCGGCCCCGTCGCCCTGCTTCTTTTCCTGCGGCAGATAGGCCGACAGTTTTCGCAGATGCTTCTGGCGGGCCATCGCTTCGATCTGGTGGGCCAGCGTGACGATGCGCTCCCGCTCGCCACGCAGCCGACCGCGCAGGACATTGTGGTAGGATCGGAACGTCTGACGCCAGAAGGCGTCAGGGTCTAGTCCTGACTGCGCCCAGCTTTCTTGGGCTTCGTCCCAGTCCCAGGCGCCGCCGGAGCCTTTCCCTCCGCACTCTCGGTGCCATCCTTCAGCATTGCGCCGGAAAGGGCCTTGGCGATCGCGGCTCCGACTTCCTCACCGGAACCCAGCAGGTTGATGGCCTGACGGTGGGTGATGCCCGGATGGCGCGCCTGAAGCGCACCATGGAGCAGTGCTCCCAAATGCTTGATGCGAGGCTGCCGGACAACTTTTCCGGTAGCGGGATCGACGTCCGGCGACACCGCCCTCAGCAGCGAGTTCAGGTCCATGTCGGCCGCATCCTCCGCGATCGCGAAGGCGTTGAAGTCCATCACCAGATGGTAGGTTTCTCCATCGGATGTCGTGAAAGAGGCCTCCCCCTTATGGATGTTCGGCATCAGCCGCCTCCTCCGGGAGCGACATATTCGTCGATATCCTCGATGGTGACGACGCGGAAAGTCGCGGTCGCTTCCAGCACCCCATCGGGGGTAACTTCACCGCGATCATAGCCGATGCACTTGGCGGTCAGTTCGATCTGCGCCACCGGCTCGCCATTCTCCGGCAGCACAACCTTCATCGCGCGAACATCGTCCGCCTTGCTGGCCGTTTCGAGCAGCGTGTCCGTGGTCGACATGGGGCGGCTGTTCAGCACAACCTCGAATTCGCTGTCCTCGTAGAAGGTGGACAGATATTCGCGCCGCCACCCCGGTGATTTCAGATGTGTGGTTTCCACCTGCTCGCGCTGGCCGCCGCCCGGCACTTGAAATGATTTCACCTGATTAAGTTCATAGAGGGAAGTGCCGTCATGCAGCCAGACCTCCCCCATATAGCCGACAGTGGCTTCCTGCGTTTCTGCCATTTTTCAATCTCCTATATGACGTACAAGAAAATCCACCGATTGTCGGTGGATGAATGTTCCGCCTGAGCGAGAACCGACGCCGCCGACCGTCTCGCCAAGGTCGCGCTGGCCGATGACCTGCGTGCCTCCGAAGCGCTTCCCCGAAATCGTTGCCGGTGGGGCAAGCGCAGCTATGCTGGCGCGGGCCAGCGCCAGCGCCTCGCCATAGCTGGCGGCCCAGCAATCGACCTGCACGGTCGTATCGCGCGCGCCATCGAACCCCTTTAGATGCTGAGGACGCGGGTCGCTGATGACCTGCAAGCTGATCGCGGGCAGAGCCTCGGCCTGCGGGCGATCCAGCCAGTGGACGCGCGTTCCGGCAATGCCGCTGACCGCCGGGTCCGCAAGCAATCGGGCCAGCAGCCCGGCCTGAAAATCCATGATGCTATCCCTTCGCCGCCCTGCGGGCGTCGCGCTTCGCTTTGCGGATTACCCCGTCATCGATCTCGCTGGTAAGGGCAATGGCGAAAACATCCTGCATTTCCCGCATCTTCGCATCGATGGCGGGACGAAAAACCGGCGTCGCTATTTGGTCCTCATTGCCGAACTCCAACTGAACGCCGGCTATATCCGCGAGCACGACCTGAACGGCGACGCCGCGCTTCTGCTTGGCCGGTTCGACATCGACACTCTCATAGGTTTCACCGGTGAGGTTGTGCGGAACGACATTCGCCCGAACCGCGCGTGCCAATATTTCGGCGGGGAACGCCAGCGAACGCTTGCCGATGCTCCGCGCCATGGCCTTGCTCATGGTGTTCAGTTGCCGCGAGGCTTCACGAAAGCCTTCGATCCGACCCGATTTCCTCGCCATCACGGCACCGCCCGCACAGCGTTGAATTTCACGCCTCGGTTGAGGCCAATCGGCGCGATCGATCGGATGTCCCATACGCCGCCGTCAAACAGGATGCGGTCCATCACCGTGACTGCCCGCGTCTTGCTGTTCGACAGCACCTCAAAGCTGGCCGCCTGCGCCCCCTGCGTCTGCGCGGCCTCGCGCTGCTCGGACCCGCTGCCGAAATAGACGGCGGCCCATTCCCTGCAATGCTCGGACCATACCTTGACCGGCTCGTTATAGGCGTCGCGCGTTTCGGTGAACCGCTCGAACTTGATCCGGCGATTACGCGGCCCCGCTTTCATAAATACACCCGGTGGTTGGCCAGCAGGCAGTCAACTGCCGTCCAGCGTTCCGCCGGGACGTTCTCGGCCCGCTCGAAGCTCTCTGCGACGTGCAGCAGGATTGCGTGCTTCACATCTTCCGGCGCGCGCCCGGCGGTGACATTCACCGCAATGCGCGATCCGCTCTGCGTGGCAGGCCACGACTGGCCGGGAGCCAGCACAATCGAGGCCGGATATTCGTTCAGCCGAACCTCATAGACCGAGGCGTCAAGCGTCTGGGCCTCGCCTGCGCTATCAACATAGCCGATCGATGTCACGGCAGTGACCGGAGCAACCGGCAGGCGCTCCAAACCCGCGAAACTCTCCGAGGCAAGCTCAAGGTCGCGCGAGGCGAACAGTTGCCCGGTATAGGCCTCGCAATAGGCCCGCGCCGCACTGATCAGGCGCGAAATCAACGCGTCCTGATCGGTTTCGAGGATGCGCAACTGCGCTTTCGCCTCGTCCAGTGTGACTGGTTCGGCATCCGGGGCTGGGAACCACATCAGCGCGTTTCTTTCGCGAGGGTTTTCTTGGCGGCGGTTTCCGGCTTTTCGGCGGCAACGGGCACGGCATAACCTGCCTCAATCATATTCTTCGCTTCGGCTGCCGAGAATTCATGTTCATCGCCCGGCGCCAGCGCATAATCGGCACCCGCAACGCTCACCAACATCTTTACCTTCATGGGATGCTCCTTTCTGGAAGGGCGCGCACGCCATTCAAGAAAAGGGCGGGGGGCTAACCCCGCCCTCCCTGATCAGGTAGCTTTCGTGATCATGTGCTTGACGGCGGCGGTATCGCCCAATTCACCATCGAAGCGGATCAGACCGGCGATTCCCATGTCGGGCCAGAAGCGTTCGCGCAACACGCCGATGACCGGCGAACCGACCTTCCGGACGAAATATTTGCCGAAATCGCCGAACAGCGCGACGCGGGTGGCGGCGGCAGCGGCGGGGATGGAACCCATAGCCTGATTGATGTGGTAATTATAGCCCAGCAGGCTGCCGGGAACGCCCTTCTGAACGTCGCCCATCTGCCAGAGGAAATTACCCTGCCCGTCCTTCAGCTTGCGGATCGCCTTCAGCGTGCTGTCGTTGAACATGAAGCCGACCTTCGGGCCGATCCGGTAGGCCGGATCTACCGAGTGGATCAGGTCCAGCAACTCGTCCGCCGTAACGGCGGTGGCCGACGCGGTGGTGACACCCAGCGAAGAAGCCGTGACAATCCCGTTCGGATCGCCAGTCCCGTCGCCGATGGTCAGTTCGCGGTTGGCGATGCGACCAAGACGCTCGCCCAGCAGCTGGCCCAGCAGCGCCTCCATATTGAAGATGCTGTCCTGATCCAGCTCCCACGACCAGCGGACGAACTCGGTGTCGTAGGCATAGGCATCGAGCGACTTCTGGCCGAAGGTCACGTCCTTGCCGCCGTCATCGGTCAGCGCGGTGGCCTCGGTGTGCTTTTCCGCAGTCACGGCCGTATCATCGACGGTGGGGATTTTGATCGGATTGCCGCTGGCCGTCACCATCTCGGTGGTGACGCCGGGGTCATACATCGGACCATAGGCCAGCATCGACTTGATGATCTGGTTCGCCAGTTCGGTCGGGACGGTGAAGCCGCCCGCTGTCGTGGTCCCTGCCGTCTGAGCGCGGAACTCGGCGCGCCCCTGTTGCAGGACGGCGCGCTCTTCCGCCGTCAGGTCCTCAAGCGGGCCGCACAGCGCCTTGGCGAAGGCGGTGCGATACTCGACCGTCTCGCCCTGATCCTGTCCGCGCGCTTCGCCATTGGGCTGGTGGGGGCGGTTGCGCTCGCGGGCCTCGGCAGCGCGGGCTTCGGCGGCGGCGACACGCTCTTCGCGCGCAATGTTCGCCTCCACCTGGTCGAACTCGGCCATGATCGCGTCATGACGCTGTTCCAGTTCGGCAGCGCGGCTTTCGTCGGTGTTGCTCTTGATTTCCTCAAGGGCGGCGCGGGCCTCGGTAACAAGACGACCGCGCTTTTCCTGCAAATCTGCAAGGCTCATGGTTTTCACTCCTCATGTGATGGCGAGGTTTTCAGCCCCTCACGGCCTCCGGCGGTCGCCGGGGAATCAGATGCGGCGGAAACGCTGTTCCATCGCGGCGCGGCGCGCATCAACGCGGCGCTTGGCCGGGTGTTCGCGCTGCTCCTGACGCGCGGCATCACGCGAACGCAAGGCGATGGACGTATCTCCGTATGCCGGTTCAGAAACGATGCTGACCTCGCGCAATTCAACCGCGTGGATGGTGCGGGTGGGGGGATCGACGGTTTCGTCCCATTCCTGTCGGGTCACGATAAAGCCGAAGCTCATCCCGGAAATGTCGCCCCGGTCGATAAGCTCGCGCACATCGCGGCCATCGGTGGTGTCTGGCAGGTCGATCTCCACCGCCAGCCCTTTGTCGTCCTCCGTGAGGCGGAGCGTGCCAGCGCTGGACCGGCCCAGCACGCGCCCCCGGTCATGATCGAAATAGGCGAGAACGTCAGAGGTCTTGAGCGACTCGGTGAAGGCTCCCCGCGCGACCTTCTCGCGGAAATATCCGCCAATATCCGCCTCGCTGTCGAAAACGACCGCATAGCCCGCGACCGTGTTGCCTTTGCCGTCGCCATCGGCGCGCCGTTCGACCGGCAGAACCAGCGAGCGACGCTCAGTTTCCAGCGTCATCAACGCCTCCATTATTGGCGGCGTCCGTCTGGTCGCCATAGGTGTTCGTGCCAAGCGGCGCCATTGCGCCCTGCATGTAGAGCCGCGCCCCGTTGCCTGAGGGATCGGCGGGCCGGTTGTCGAGCGCGCGCGCTTCATCCGGCATCAAGAGCCCATTCTGCACACCCATTGCCATCGCCTGCATCCGCCCAAGGAAATCACCGCGCATCAGGCCATCCAGCGAATGCTCAACATAGCGACGGTTGTTCGCGGCCCCGAAAAGCTTGAGGTTCAATTCATCCTCGAAGGCCTTCGCCCACTGTGCGATAAGGTGCTTGATCAGGTGCAAATCCTGCTGCTCGACATTCGCGAAGGTCCCCCGGCTCAAGTCCTGAAGGAACACGGGCGGGATATTATAGACCCGCGCAATCTCCTGTATCTGGAACAGCCGGGCCTCGGTCATCTGGCCCTTGTCCGGATCGAAACCGACCTGTTTCAGCTCATAGCCCGGCGGGATCGGGAAGATCGGGCTGTCGCTCTCTCGCGCCGTCGATATCGACCGCATGATGTCGCCCTGGGCGCGCTTCATCGCATCGGGGCCGGTCGGCAAGGGGCCAGTCAGGGACAGGGGCGGCACCCCGCCGCCCGCGAAGAAATTGCTGCCATAGTCGTTCATCGCCAGCGCGAGCTGGATCGCCTTCGCGCCCATGACGATCGGGCTATAGGAGGATAGCTGATCGCGCTTAAGCAGGAACGGAACGTCAATCACGTCCGCCGCCGGATAGTCCTTCACCCCGCCGAAGGTGTAGACGCGGCGGCCATTGACCAGTTTAACCTGCGTGGACGCCGGGTCCATCGGCCAGATGCCGATGACCGTGTTCCCCGCGCGCTCAATCCACGAGAACGCGCGCCCGCCGGTAAAGACCTGCGACCAGAAATATTTGCGCCAGCCGAAGGATGACCATTCGTCGTTCGGCGCTTCGTTCAGAATGCGTTGCAGGGTGCCGCCCGTCCGCTCCCCGCTGTCCTTTGTAGCCCGGTAGGCATGCAGCGGCAGATTGGCGAGGCTCGACGCCAGAAAGGTCACGGCGGCCGAGACCGCAGGCACGGTGAGCGCGCTGTCGATCGTCACCACCGGCAGATTGCCCGACTGCACGCCGAAGAACGACAGGAAGTTCGCCGCGCTCACCGGCACGGTCGGGTTTTCTATGCTCGCGCTGCGCGTTTCCGTGCTGCGGGAGAAGGGCCACAATCTCATGCCGGCACCAATGAAAAATCGGGATCATCCCACGGCGAAAAGCTGGGCGCTTCCTGGTACATCGCCTCAACTCCTTCGGCCATCGCCAGCGCTACCATCCCATCGATGCGGCCGGTTGCTTTCGACTTGTCCAATTTCCGGTTCTCAGCCGGGTCCGTCACCGCAATCGCGTTGTGCGCACAGTGAGCAAGCACCGGGTGCCCGCCGTGCAGCAGGCGGCTCTGCAATAGATCCGCCTCCAGTGCATCGAGCGCTGGGGACATGCTCACGAACCCCTGTCCGAACGCCTCAAGAGGCAGCATCACCTCCGCAGCGTCGAGAGCGCTCTGCATTCGGTCCATCCGCCAGCGGTCGAAGCCGATCTTCGCGATCGGCAGATCGGCCGTCAGAACGCCGATATCACGCGCGACGAACGCATAATCGATGACCTGCCCCGGCGTCGTGCGCAGCAGCCCTTCGCGCACCCAGATATCATAGGGTGCCTTGTCCCGATTGGTGGCTTCCGCGATCTTGTTTTGCGGCATCCAGAAATAAGGGCGGACATGCAGGACGCCATCACCATCCCGCGCCGTCAGAACGAAGGCGGTAAGGTCGGTTGTGGCCGACAGATCGAGGCCGCCATAGACAGGGCCTCGCAGGAATACCTCGTCATCGACCGGCAGATTGCCGCGTTTCCAGACCGACGGCGACACGAACGCCTGCACCACGTTGACGCGCTGGTTGAAATACAGGTTGCGGAAACTGTTCTCGAATGATGGCATCTGCGTCGCGCGTGTCGCCGCCTGCTCCATCTCGACATCGGACCGGAATGAGCCGAGGGCCGGATTGGCCGCCGCCCATGCCTTCCGATCCATGAAATCAGCTTCCTTGTCCGCCTCGTAAACGTGGCAGATCGTGTTCTTGTCCTCGGTTCTGATCGCGGAATCTATCCAGATCGACAGCATATCCGCGTCAGTCGGGGCCTGCGTGGAAATTACTAGTTGCAGGCCATCATCATACGCGCCCTGCGCGGTTTCCAGCGCCTCCACAAAAGCATCATAAGGTCCGCGCACCTGTCCCAGTTCGTCCAGGACCACAACAACCGGGCTGAGGCCGTGCGCGGTTTTCCCTTCCGCCGCCAGCGCCTTGTACTCTGTATTCATCGTCAGGCCGATCAGCCGCTTGTTCGACGGGACGATGCGGACAATCTTCGACAGGGCGGGACTCTGCATCACCATCTTGCTGGCGAGGCCGAATACCACCGCCGCCTGATCACGCGAGCGGGCACCGCTGACAATCTGAGCATTCAACCGAGCTTCAGGACCAACCAGATGCGCCAGGATGAGCGCGGCAATCAGGCCGGATTTTCCGTTCTTCCGCGCGATCGACAGGATCGCCCGCCGTGTCCCCGCCTCGTTGTCGTATACCGCCCGGATGAAGTCCTTCTGGAACGGCTCCAGGCGCAATGGGCGCCCGACCAACTTGCCCTCCGGCACGACGCAATATCGTTCGATGAAGGCTATAACCTTCTCGCCGCGCGTCATTGGACTGAAGGCCTCGCCAGCAGATCATCGTCGAGCGGATTGCCCGCCTCGGTTTCCTTCGCCTGCGCCCGCCGCTTCGCCACATCGCGCGCCTCACCCTGCTGGGCGCGAGCATGGAGGCTCAGGCTCTTGCGCATCGACAGGATCGTGCCTGCGTGCATCTGGACGATGGCCTTGCGCGGGTTGACGACCGGTGTGCCTTTCTCCGTCGCCATCACCGAACCCTCCTGACGCAGCAGATACTGTTCACGCTCCATGTCGGCCATTGTCCGCGCCAGCATCGCCGCCAGTTCGAGCTGGTGGTTCGTCCACTCAGACCGGGCGAACTCCGCCAGCACCGACGCCCAATAAGGGTGGTCCTCGTCGTCCATCCGCACATGCGCCGGGGGCTGCAAATCAAGCGCCGCCTTGGTCATGATCGCGACCTTCGCAGTGGTGCTGTCGACGCGCTGCTTTCGAGCCATCAAGCCACCTCACTGCGCGCCCGCGCGCGACCGAAAAACTGTGTTAGCAATGGTTCGGAGGGGAGGCGCCGGTTTCCCGTCCGGAAGGCCTCCAACTTTGACCCACCCCCTCCCATTATTGCGACCGGCTCTCAACAACAGGCCATCCATCAGGTCCGATCCGGGCCTTTTGCCGATGCCCGAACTGCTCGGCGGTCCGTGCCTCATGGCAGGGGCCACATAGGCACCTAATGTTGCTGTCCTCGTCCGTGCCGCCCAATGCGAGCGGTTTGATATGGTCGGGCACGGTCGAGGCCCTGATGATGCCCTTGGCCTTGCAGTCCCGGCAGAGCGGCTCCGCTTGCAGCCTGCGCTTCCTCTGCTCGACAGCCTTGCGCCCACGCAGTCTCTCGACACGTTGAGGCTGGACCTGAACAGATGGCCGCCTCCGCACGATCCACCTCCAACGCAAAAAGGCCAGCCCGTTAGGGCCAGCCTTTGAAGTCGCAATTCGACACGATGGCTATGTGTTGCGATATTTACCGCAAGCTGTCAAGCGGCCCATCCCATCTTTTTGCTCAGCGCCTCGAACTTGGCCTGCACCTGCGCAATCGTTTGCGCGGCACCGACCAGTTCAGCCCGCAGCGCTGCCAATTCATCCGGCTCCTTCAGTGGGCCGAACTCATCTTCACGGCGCTTGGCTACCCAATCTTCCGACAGCCCGGTTTCCTTGGCGATGCGCGCGTCAGAGTACCCATCCTTGTAGATCCCATTAGCCAAGTCGAACGCCAATGCGATAAGCTCATGAGCGTCTCGCCGCTTCTGGCGGGCGTCTGGGCTGGGGATCTGGGTATCAGCCTTTATCGGTGTGACGTTTGCCTTCGTGTTCACTTTCTTCTCCTTCGCTTTTGCCACGCAATCAGGACACGTGATCCGCCCAAGCCTCCACCCTGACTGGCGGGCGCGCTTTACGGATATGGACGGATCGCCGCCGCGTTCGGACCTCCAGGTGTTATGACCGCCACACGTCTCACAGGTGGCGCGAGCGCAGAATTTCCCGGCCTCGAAGAACGGGACCAGTCCTTTCCAAGCGGACTGGCGACCATAGATCGTCATCGCACAATCCTCCTCGCCGCCATCCGAATATCAAGGATCGCCACCTTCATCGCTTTCCTTTCAAAATTCGGCACCATCGCCACGAACTCGCCCTTGCCGTTGTAGCGCTCCCGGCCTCCATACTGGCTGATGCACCACTGGCTGAGGCTCATGTCATCGACAGCGACAGCGCGGGCTATGTCGCGCAGGCTACCCAGATCACGCTCCATCCGGGCCGTCTCCAGCATCGCCGATATGACCGCAGCGCCGGGTCCGTGGCCCTGACCACCGCCGATATGCTCGTCCAGACAGGACCGCGTGGGAGACCTGTCCGCGAGGCTGGCCTGATCCCGGTAATAGCCCAGCGCGCGATATTCGTCCTCGGACAGCCTCCCGGTCTTGTGCAGCGTCTCGATGACCGGGACGCGGCGGACAGAGGCGCCAGCGGTTACGAACTGGCCTCGCTGCTGCTGTTCATCGGTCGGGCGGATTTTTCCGTCCAGCGCCGCGAGTTTTTTGGCCCGCGCTTTCCCCCGTTTTTTTTTGGCCATTATGCCGCAGCCTCCTGCATTTCGTCGTAATCGCGCTTTGGTTCATACCGGACCTCGTAGCGATGGTCTCCGAGATGGCGCAGATAACCACGCTCGACCGCGATGTTTTTCCAATGAAAACTGGCATTGCGCAGTTCGTCGGGCGAAAGGACGCGCAGTTTGGCCCGATGCATGAACTGCTCGAACGGCGTCACCACCTTCACATCGCGCAGACGGACATTGCCGCTGGTATCGACTGCCCACTCGACATCATCACGAGCTTTCGCTGCGTTCAGCGCATCGGCCCAATCCTGCGAATATTCGCGGCCGGTTCGAACAACCGTAAAGCTGCGATCCCCGGCGCGAATATCTATCACGCCTGCGCCGCTACGACTGCCGTTGCCACCTGTTTTCAGTGGGTTAAGCATTGTAATTGCCCTCCAGAATCTTCTGAAAATTGTTCTTTTTCGTCACCCAGTCGAAGGTGCAGCCGCTCCACCCCTTATCGCCACGAAGAAAAGCGGAATTTTCTATGTTCCCAAGCACTTCCCGGAACTCATCCAGCGAATATCCAGCAATTCTGGCTTTCAGCCGGGTTCGCCGCTCTGGGGTGAGCGCGCGGATTTTCGGCTTGGCGATGCGACCAGCTAGGTCATTCCACGCCTCGACAAAGTGCTCAGGCTTGAGGCGATCGACGGTCTGCTGCTCAGCTTCCAACTGAAATTCAGGATTTTCCGGTTCGCGTGCTTCGCCAGATGCACAGGAAGCTTTAGCTTCCAGATACTCTGTATCTGTATCTGTATCTGTATCTGTATCTGGTGCGTTACCTTGCGTTCCGCTGCGTTCCGCTGCGTTCTTCTGGCGTTCTTTCCATGCCTTTTTGCGCTCGGAAGCCGTAGAATCCTCGCGTTTCGGCTGCCTCTTATCCCATCCAGCAAGGCGGTCGCCATCAAGGACTTTCCCCTGCATGGCGTCGATAATTGCCTGAACGTCCTTGTCATCGAGGTCTAAAGCGCTCGCAACGTCCTCAATATCGAACGCAGAAAGCGCTCCGCGTTCCGCTGCGTTCTCGCTGGCGTTGACAAGAATGAAATTGAATACGGCGATCACATCGCCGATGCGCTGGCCTGATTTGCGCGCGATCGTCCGCCATTTGGGATCGGTGGGCATATCATGCCAGAGGCGTAGCCAGCCGCTCATCCCCGCACCTCGACCTTCACTTCCCCGCCATGCGCGCAAATGGCCGACATCTTGGCCGACAAGGTGAACCGGCTGTCATCGACACCGAGCGCATCGGCCAACCCGTCCAGATAAGCCTTGCAGGCCGATATGCAGCCGTCGAGGTCGCGCCTGCGCTTATCGGGCGGATAGAAGGTCAGGGCCACATGCAGAGGACCGTCAGGCGCTGTCAGGCCAGACGACTTCGCCGCCCATGCTGCATCCTGACGCATGCGCTTCGTCGCGCGGGCCTTTGGCGACCAATGGCCGCGATGGTTGGGGTGGACGACGCGCGGGGGCCACGGGAGGAGGATGTGACTCATTGCGGCTGCACCCCCACCACATCAAAATCCCATCCGTCAGGAAAAGGCTCTCCCCATTTCCCGCGCCACTTCGAGGCCGGAAGCGCGTCCTTCGACACGCGCCCGTTGCGAAATTTCACGCGCAACAGCTTGTCGCCCCGAAAAGGGCGGTCGCCGTGCCAAGGTTGAAAATCTGCCTGCATCTTGTCGCTCATGATCTGATCTGATCCTCGGAGCGGACATGAGGCCCGCTCTCCGGTCAGGTCAGTCGATGCCGAGCGCGTTCTTGTAGGTTTCCAGCAGTGCCTCGGCCTCTTGCCGATCATGCGGGGCCAGCTTCATCAGGCGGACTATGGCGCGCATGGTTTTTGTGTCGTAGCCGGTCGATTTGGCTTCCAGATAGACATCCTTGATGTCGTCGCTTACGCCCTTCTTTTCCTCTTCCAGCCGCATGATGCGCTCAATGAACAGACGCAACCGTTCAGCGGAAACATTTCCTTCGCTCATTGGATTTCCTTTCGTTGTGAAGATGTCCGCCGCGCCACTCCGCGCCGTGCGGCGGTCGAGCGGGCCTTGAGAACGTCGCACCAGCCCTGAACGCTGGTCGGGGCGAGGAAGGGGGATAGGTCGAGGATAGGCTGCATCATTCCGGTATCCTCCATCCCCAGCCGCGCCCGGCCCATTCGATCAGGCCACGCGCTTCGAGCGCCCTCAGGCGGCGCTGAATGCTGTTGATCGATCGGGTGTCCTGATGATCCATCATCTCGTGGATCAGCGGCGCACGTCCGGATTTCTCCCAGGTCGAGCGGATGAACTCCAGCAGCTCGGACTGGCGAGGGGTGAGGCCCATCATGATGGGGTACCAATTGCAGCGCGCCAGCTTTTTCCCGTAACAATCTTGTGGACCATCACGGCGCTGATGCCGAATTCCTTGCCAATCATTTTGTAGGATGGCTTCCGAAAACCGGCAGGCGCAGGATTGCCATAGCGCGCAAATACCGCGCGAGCCTGCTCCTCAGTCAGCTTTTTAGCATGAGGGTTCGCCATTACGCCGCCTTCCGCGACACGAACCGCCCACGAGCATCGCGCTCCGGCAGAGAAGCGCGCAGTTCCACGTTCTCCTCCACCAGTTCGGTGAGCTTTGCACCGGCAAGCAGTGAACCCGCACACAGACCAGCAAGAGCGCCGAGAATGAGCACGACGAAGATAACAGCGAAGATCATTGGCTAACCTCCTGTTTCGAAATGGGATTAACGGATTTGGTTAGCGCGCTTGGCCGCAAAAAAGGCCGCGTGGTACGGCGCGCGCCATGACGATTCGGAGAACGGTCGGGGCCGATGCCAACAGGGGTGAACGTATCGGCCCCGTTACGCGCGGGCGGGGGGATTATGCCCAGCTGGTTGCAGTCGCAGAGGTAAGCCGAGGAGGCGCAGGCGCGGCAGGTCATCTAAGCCTCCACCGGCTTGCGAGCGGGGCGGCACGCTTTGATGCGCGCGATGATCTCGCTGTTGCTGCGCTGAGCAGGGCGGAAGGCGACGGCCTCGAACCATGTGTCCGGGAAAGCTTTAAAGGCCAGATAGATCGCCTTCTTGCCGAAGGTCCGCTTCCACAAACTGGTCTGATCGCGGGGGCGCTTCATCACACGAGCGACGATGAACACATCACCCTTCTCGACGATGGACTGATATATTTCGCCGGTGATTGTGGATCGCCAAAGACCATCGTGAATACACACGGCTTCCATACCCACGCGCCACACGCTCATCCCGCGCTCTCCCGGTGGGGGGAGGGCGCTTCGTATCGGGCCATGAAGTCGCGGATTTTGGCCTCGGTTTCGGGCCAGAGGCGGCGGCCATTGCGAAGCTGCCGGACAAGATGGCGATCATTCATCGCCATCTCACCAAATGTCGCAGCCCCCATTCCGTTGGAGGAAATGAAGTGCTCAATGTCTCGAACAATTTCAGCCATGCGAAGGTTTATAAGTGTGATAAATCACACCGTCAAGGTGTGAAAGAACACCTATCCTCCGATGGGCTCACCATGTGTGATAGGGCACACATGGCAAAAGCAGAATTCCCGATTCGGAATGCCCAGAAGGCAATTCGCCGCCTCATGGAAGAAAAGGGCGACAAGCCCAAGCCGCTTGCTCAAAAGCTAGGGTTGGGGGAAACCGCCATCCGTGACATGCTGGCAGAAGGCGCGAAGGGGATATCAACGCGATCTCTCAATGTCATTTGCGCCCATTATGGTGTCGCCATCGGAGACATTTTGGATGGGACGGCGACAACCGAACGACGCGAGGAAAGGGAAGATGTGCGACATATCCCGCTGCTTGGCGATGTTCCTGCCGGGCCGTGGCGAGAGGCGCTTACCAAGTCGAGACGGTCGATTCCCACCCCTATCTCCGATACTCCAAAGAGCGCTTACGCCCTAAAGGTGAAGGGCGATTCAATGGACAAACTGGCCAATGATGGCGATACGATTGTCATTGACCCAGAAGATTTGGATTTGTTCGACAAGCGCCTGTTTGTGGTTCGGAATGGCGATGGCGAGGTCACATTCAAGCAATATAGAGAAGGTCCGGCGCGCCTCGTTCCGTGCTCGAAAAATCCAGAGCATCAGGTTATTCCGATTACGAGCAGCGATTTCACGATCGTCGGGCGGGTAGTTCTTATTGTTACTCGCCCGGATCAGGCCGCCTTGGATTGAGCCCGCTCATACCGACATTCAATGTCACCCGGCACGGTGATGAAGAAATTTCCCCATTCGTCATAATCGCCCAAATCTTCAGCAATAAGATCATCTCGCGCCCGCTCGCGTGACGATCGCCAAGGCCCGATTGCCCGACCGAAACATGTTGCTCGATAGCGTGCCTGTTCCCGCATGCCCCCTCCGCGAATCGACATAGTGATATTGGAACAAATGAGGAACAAAAGGCAACGGGCCGGTTCGGGTTATCCACAGATTGTTGTTGCGAATCGGGACGAGGAATGGGACCAGATAGTAGTCAAATTGGGGTGGGGGGCTATGAAGCGGGGGATTTTTGGTGAGCCAATGCGAGGAAGTTGATGCCCTCTTGGCCGCCACGAAGGTCATGGCTGGCACTTGGGAGTGGACCGACAATCACCGGCATAACGAACGCCGAGCGGAGATGGCCCTGACAGCGGGTGGTCAACTCACGTATATGCGGATTGTGATCAAGGCGTTCCCCAATCACGAGGAATTGAAATTCACGATCATGCTTGTCTACGGGGTCTGCGTCTGGCGCATTTGCCACGCAACCGACACTGGCCACCTGAACCCGCTAAGCCGCCCGGCGCACCTGCCTTTTGGCCCTTTCGATACCCCGCATTATCACCCTTGGGCAGAAAATCGACCGGCTTCGCTCAATGCGGCATTGCCGAAGAATCTAAAATATGCGAACTTTCTCCCGGCGGAACTGACCGATTTCAACGCCTGCTTTGAGTGGTTTTGCACCCAGACGAATATACAAATTGGAAACGGTCAAATGCCTATATTGCCGCTGCCAGACAGGTTGTTGTGATGCTGATCGAGACGGTAAAATCTGCGCTTGCAGGCTGGCCTGCTCCAAAGGCGTTCGGCGCCCGCGTTGTCGTGCCCACGCAATGCATTACGTCCGGCGGAGAGATTATCCATGTGGTAGTCGAGGGCGGCAATGACTCCTTTGTCGTCCATGACGATGGGGCTGCGATCCGCATATTCGAGGATGCCGGGGCCGATCTGAAAACTGCACCAAAGATGGTGGCTTCGCTCCTTCGCGACCGAGGGTTGAATGTTCACAAGGGAACCGGCGTCATCAGCTCCCCACGCGTGACCTTGCCGCAATTGGCGGCGACAATCGCCGTTGTTGCCAACGCCGCCCGCGAGTCTTCCGATCATCTCCTGCATCGCTGGAAGCCTGTTGTCCGCAAGAAATTCAAGGAAGCCGTGCAGGATTTGCTGGAGCACGAATATCCTAAGCGATGGGCGCATGATCGTGCGGTTGTCGGCCACAGCAACAAGAAGCATACCTTTGATTTTTCGATCAGCCTTGGTGATGACAGGCAACTGCTGTTCGATGCAGTCGTTCCCGACCAATCAGCCATCAGCTCGGCTGTCGTGCGGCATCTGGACGTAGCGAAGGCCCATGATCCCAAGATCGTGCAGCAAATTGTCTATGACGATCGGGTCGAATGGAAAAGCTCAGACCTGAACCTTCTGAACATGTCGGGTGCAGTTATTTTACCGTTCGCTTCTGCCAAGCAAGCGATCGACAAGCTGGCAGCTTGACGCATGAAGGCCGCCCTAGAACGAGCCACCCGCGCGCGGCGCTGAAATAATTTCGCGCAATGCATTTTCCTGTTGACATGCGTAACTAAAAGTTACAAAGATATGTCATCAACGCGGTTGGACTAGCCGACTGCAAGAGCGAAAGGAACGCTGAGATGGACAACTTCTACAATGAAACCCGCCCGGTCATCGAAAACGGCAAGCTGGTTTTCATCAGCAACGGCGGTAGCCGCGCTTTCATTGGTATCCGGCAGGTTCGCAAGACGGTGAAGGAACTGGAAGGCAAGGGCAACTTGCGCCCATCCTCGCTCGCTACGCTCGAACTGTACCGCGCTGGCATCGCGCTGTGGGAGGCCAATCGTTGACCGCCTTCTCCGCCTGCCTCTCGACGCTCTGCCTGAGCCACACCGACGCGGCAGAGTTGTTGGACGTGAGCGTCGGCACGATCAAGCAAGCCGCGTCAGGACACCGCCCCGCCAAGCAATGGATGTTCGAGCGCCTGTCCGACCTGTTCGAGATGGTCGAGCAGGCGGCGGACGACATCATCGGCGATCAGGATGATCTGGACGATGGGGCGGCATTTGCGCCGCTCACCGTCAATGTCGATGATATCCTGCTGCCGCACCCGTCCTTGAAGCGCGCGGCATTGGCGCGGGCCATGCTGGTGCTGGGGCCGATGCTGATCGTCCCGGTTGAATGATCCTCCCCATCCTGCTTTCGCTGGCGCCGATCTGTTACGCTGTCGACGGTGATACGCTGCGCTGCGGCTCCGAACGCGTGCGCCTGCTCGGTATCGACGCCCCGGAGATCCACGGTTGCCGCAAGGGCCGCGTCTGCGCGCCGGGGGATGGTCAGGCCAGCAAGCGCCACCTCGCCAAGCTGATCGAGGGCAAGCGCCTGACGATCGAGCGCCACGGCCGCGACAGGTACGGGCGCACACTGGCCTATGTCTGGGCGAACGGTGCGAACCTCTCCTGTGTTCAGATAAGGCGCAAGATGGCGGTTTATGTTCCTAAATGGAACACGGGCGGGCGGGGGTGTTGA